AGCACCCGGAGGCGTGATGGTCACGGTGAGCTGGTCACCGGCCGATGCCGCCTGAGCCACCGCTGGCGAACGAGGCGACTCGCCAAGCTCGTTGACCGACGTCACGTAGTAGGTGTACGTGCCGGCCGGGAGGCTGGTGCTGCCAGCTGCAGTGCCGACCGTGATGGTCGGTGCTGCCGGACCATTGCTGCGAGGTGCCGCCGGACGGGTCTTGCCGGAGAGGAACCGCGAAGACTCCAGGTTCACGATGCCGTTGCTCACCCACTGCTTGCGCAGCTCGGCGCCAGTTGCATCCTGTGCAGAACCAGCCAGCACGATGCGCTCCTTGCCGAAGGCGATCTTGTTGTACGCCGAGAGCACCTTGGGGTCAACCAGGAGCTTGTCAGCCGAACCGAGGTTCATTGCCGACCGCGTGGAACCGTCTTCGATCATGTCCTGCGACAGGGTCCCGCCGCCCGAGATGATGACAGTGTCGTCCGAGCCGTACTCGCCGAACATCAGGTCAGTCGCGTTGCGCTCTGCGTCCGACTGACGAATCTGAGCATCGAGGCCCAGCATCGAGGGGAGACCAGGAATCGCCAGCGGGTTGCCGTCGAAGAGACCAGCGTTCACGAAGTCCGCCTTGCCACGGAAGAGGTCGAACTCGATGTCGGCCGCGAGCTTCTTCGCCGCATCCGATGCCGCACGCTCTTCAGCTTTCTGGCCGTCGACCGTGTCCACCATGTTCGCCACGATGCTGACTCGGCGAATGTGGCTGTAGTACGCCATCGCGACCACGATACGGACGAAGTCGCTGTTCTCTTCCTGGCCGACTGCGCCTTCGAGCTGAGCGGACCCGCCGAACACGCCGTAGCTGAGCTGCCGGTTGAACTGGGCGAGAGTCGACTTGCAGCTGTCGACCTTGACCATCTTCTGGAGCTTGATGTGGCTGTCGTCGAAGGTCACATTGTGCATGACCGGAGACAGGTCCTCAATCTGGAGGGATGCGCCCTGCACGAGAGTGCTGGGTGCTGCGTTGTAGTTGCCGGCTTCGAGAGCCTTGAGCAGTGCCTGCGTGACTTCAGTTGCCATTGTGTTTTCTCCTCAATTTCCTTGGTTGGTGTTACTTGTAGTCCTCGAAAAGAGGAGCCAGTGCATCTGCCTTGACCACTCCATCGTAGAAGTCGTTGATCAACCGTCGGTCAGACTTCTTCAGGTCAGGCTTGGCCGACAGTTCCTTGAGACGAGCATCGATGACAGCCTTGGTCAGCGGAGCCTTCTGCGTCTCCGTCTTCGGGAGGTGGGCCACCGAAGTGACAGCCTTACGGAGGGGCTGCTCGATCATCATCTTGATTGCCTTGGCCAGGTTCTCGTTGTCTTCGCCCTGGCTCTTCACGAGGGCTTCGAGCTGTGCCATCTTCTCTTCACTGGCCTTGATGAGGGCCTCGATTGCCTTGTCGTTCTCGGACTTGCCAAGAGCCCCGCCGGCCTTGATTGCGCCGCCAGTTGCCTTCTTGGTGCCAGCCGAGACTTCGCTCTTCAGCGCCATCGGGTCATCCGGCATCGGAGGGCTTGGAGGTGCAGCGGCAGGTCCGGGAGGAGGAGAACCAGGCATCCCGCCAGGGGCGCCACCCGGAGCTGCGCCAGGACCCATCGAAGCGTCCGGAGCACCTGCAACAGCAGCCTTCGCCGCCAATGCTGCCTTGATGTGCATGTCCAGCTCCTCAGGAGAGAGCTGCTGGTACTCTGCCTGAAGTGCCTCAGGCGTCAGAGCTGCAGCTGCGTCCTGCGCTGGGTCCATCGCCGCGTCAGGAGCAGGAGCCCCGTCAGGCGATGCTGCAGCCGAAGCCTCAGGGGCAGCTTCCGCGCCACCCTCATCAGCAGGAGGAGAGACGTCGCCAGGAGGGACCGAAGACCCCTCATCAGCCGGCTCCTCACCAGGCTTCTCTTCGCCCGGTGCGTCTTCCTTCACGAGGTCAGACGAACCGTCTGCCTTGGCGAGCTTGTCCTTCTCGGACTCGAAGGCCTTGGAAAGGTCAGTTGCGACCTCCTCCAAGAGTGCCTTCAGCTCGGATTCCTTGATTTTCGGAAAAGTCATGGGTATGTCTCCTTGCTTGTCAGAAGCCAGAGGCTCCTGATTAGCTGTTCGACATCAGCCGCCACTTGAGGTGCTGCTCCCACGTCGCACGGAGGTTCGCCGGGACGATGTCCTCGACGCCGACTGCGTTGGTGTTCGCACTCATGTAGAGGTCGACTCGCGTGCCGAACTTCGTGACCTCACCGAGGAGGACGAGCTTGTTTGCCTCAGTCATGAGGGCAACGTTCGCGATGGTCGAGGTCTCCAGGACCACCTGCGCGATGTGCGGGCTGTAGGAGCGCTGCGTGAGGCCGAGGCCGTCAACTGCGCCAGCCACAGTCTCGCCACGGAGCTTCACGAGAGCCGACTGCGAACCGGCAGTGCCAGCGCCAACCAAGATGAAGGGGTTGCCGTCAGTGTCAAACTGAACAGGCGAAACGGTCGCGAAGCGCTTGGCCAGCGCATCACGGAGTTCAGCGATGAGTGCCTGGGACTTGTAGGTGTTCGACATTGTGTTCTCCTTAGTACTGCGAAAAGTGGTAGCGGAAAGCTCTTGCTCAACCGGTAGATTGAGTTGCTGTGGGCCAAAAAAACTGGAAAAGCAGCAATCTTCAGGACATGAAGAAATGCAGCCTCTGCGGGCTACCGCAACCAGACGACCGTTTTCATGAGAGGAACGACAAGGCTCCAGGCGCCAGGCGTAGCCAGTGCGAGGACTGCAGGTCGAAAATCTACTTCAAGAAACGATACGAGACCCCATGCTCCAGATGCCACAGACACAGGCGGCTAGGCTCAAATGGGGTCTGCTCAAAATGCCTCTTAATTCAAGGCCTTAAGGAGTGTAAGATCTGCACGAACATCCTGGCTATCGCCGTGCAATTCTACGAAGGCAGAGCCGTCTGCGGGCCGTGCTTAGCTCTTCGTAGACGCAGCCGGAGCCAGAGCAGCTGAGGGTTGTTCGGGCTGAACGACCTGCACCGGAACAGGCTTTGGCTCAGGAGCCGGAAGAGGCTTCAGAGGAAGCTGGTCGCTCCCGGTTGGGATGTGGCCTTCGAATCCTGGAACCTGACTGGCCGCGTGAGTCTTGGCTTGCCCAGGCGTGTACCCCGCTGCCTTCTTGGCTCCCTTGGCGTTGATGAGAGCCAGCTCTGCGTGGTCTGGCGTGTGCCCGAAGCCCAGGCTGAGGCTGAGGCTGTGAGTTCCACCGACAGCCGGAATGGCCTCAAGCTTGTTGCGCACAGTTCTCGCGAAGTGTGCTGCATGCTCGTGACTGGGGACGAAGGCGTGGAACTCATCGCCGCCAATCCGGAAGACCTTCCCATGCGAACGGCCAACAGCTTCATCCATAGCTTCACGGATGGCTGCACCCATGGCGCTGATAGCCTTGTTGCCGATTTCGAATCCATGGACCTTGTTGATGCCACCGAAGTCGTTGCCGTCCATGCGAACGTGAACGCCGGCCTTGGGTCGACTGAGGAAGTCGAGGTAGGCCTTCTTGTTGCCCATGCCCTTGACCATTGAATCGGTGAAGATTTCGTTGGTCAGATGCTTCAGAACGTCAGGGTGGACATGGCCGCTCTTGACGGCCTGTCGCAAGCCAGCAAGGGCTGCGTCCAGTTTCGGTTCCACCTTGGCCAACGTCATGAAGAAGTCCTCGGCTTTCTCCAGGCTGTCCTGCTCCGCCTGCTTGTATCCGAGAGTCGCATTGCCTGCCTGTACGTTGTCAAGCATCTGCTGTAGTTCTTCCTGCGAGAGAGGATGTCCGTCCAGGTAGGGCTTACCCTCGTGAAACTCCAGCAGCTGAGCCTCGGGCACGCCAATCCTGTGGTACTCGAAACGGGACTCGGGGCCGGCACTGGCCGGCACTGGGGTCTCAGGAATCAGCTCTGGGTGTTTGCCCTGTCGAATGTCTTCGGCGCTGACCACCTTGTAGTACATGCTATTGGCCAGTCGCCAAATGACCGAAGAGGCCTCAGCTGGACTCTTCCTGGACAGCTCTCCAAGCCATCCAACATGGTCTTCGAGGACCTCGAAGTGGTCGTTGTCAAGGAAAAACTTCCCGACAACAACAGGATGGAGGTCGTGGTCCCCGTGCGGATGGAGCTGGACAATGAGGTAGACGTTGTGTAGATCGGCCATGGGTTATCTTACCTTAAGAGGGAGCCGCTGTCTAACAGGCGTGGAGCTGGGCGTGTCGGGCTCGCCATCCAGAGCGGGGTCCCCTACACTGAAGGGCGCCTTCATCACCGAAGCGATAGTAGCGTTCGGGTTCTTGGCCTCCCTCTGGATAGCGACCAGCCGTCGCCGAGCTTCCTCGATGTAACGCCGAGGAACGGCATGGGACATCAAGTCCATTTCCAGCTGAACGGGGTCCAGGCTCTGCACCCACTTGGCCGCTTCCGGGTGGAACTTGCTGATGTTCAGGTTCGGCTCACCCTCCTTGAGAGGACCGTTGGCGAGATGGTAGAGCTTCAGATAGTCGGGAGTCGGTACAGGGTAGAAGCTGTCCTTCGAGAAGGCGTAACCGTGGTCAATCAGCTTCATCCCACCAGGGACCATCATGAAGTTGCCACGATGGCGGTCGTGGTTGCTAGCAATGACATTCATCACGGTCATCTTGTGAAGCTCACCGCTTTCAGCAAGCTGTTTCAGAGTAGCCTGATGTTCAGGGTTCTCAGTATCCACGTGCTCTCCACGGGCAACGTTCTCAATGACAGCGTGCTTCTGACCAGTGCGAGGATGCAGGACTACACCAGTGGGGGCCACATACTTCCCCATGCCAAAGAAGTCACGTGCCAGGTTGTGGTAGAGAGCTTCACGAGAAGGTTCGTCGAACTCGTTCTCGTCGTGACTTGCCTTGACGTAAACTCTGCGCCCCTTGTTGGTAGTCCAGAAGCTTCGGTCCATGTTGATGCCAGAGGTGGCACCTTGTTTCTGTGCGTCGAAGTCGAGTCCATCGACCAGATTACGAACATCGTCGTGCTTGGTGTACTCACGGACACCGTGCAAGTCTACGCTTACGATTGAAGGTTCAGCGAGAGGCTCGGGGTAGCGCTGAACGCTGGCGCCTGAAGTCCGGGGAATCTTCATCAGGTCTTCACTGGTCCAGGCGTGAGCCTTTTCCCGTGGCACACCGATGAGGTGCTCGGGAGTTGCCCCGAAGAAGACCATTTTCTTGTTGCCAGGGATGTAGCCATGGCCAGGCTTCACTGTCTTGCCCTGGAACTGCACCGTCTCAGGAATCCCTGGTTTCTGTGCCTGAGTTTCGTCCTTGCGGAGTTCGGTCGCCATCTGCTCAAACTTGGCGACCAGGCGGTTCTCACTAGGAGCCAAAAGCTGTGGCACGAGGTAGTGGAAGTACAGCATCAAGGCTGGCATCTCGCCGTACTTCTGAACCCACTCACTGTGGGTCTGTGCCGTGCGGGCTGCGAGAGTCATGTCCAGCCCCTGAGCTTCTGCCTTCTTCAAGTACGGACCAACAGCGTCCCAGAAGGGCTTGTGGTCGGTGGCCTCGTTGAATCCGCCAGTCTTCATGCCACGGGCAGCCTCATGGGGAACGATACCTACCCAGTTCTTCCAGAAGGCAGGGAAAATGGCGTCCTCTGGATTCTCGAAGTGTTTTCCCCACGTAGGGTGCTGCAGCATATGCTGAACGGCGTCGTGGTGCTTGCCGTAGTAGCGGTCAAGAGCCCCCATGATATGGCTGTTGTTTGCGTTCCAGAGCAAACCGTCGCGGATGTACCTGATGCTCTCCATGTCCTGGTCTTTATCGAGACCGAACAGGTATCGGCTGAAGTGAGTGTCGGGCACGGTGACGTTGCCACCACCGAGCATGCCGTAGGTGTAACGGGCCGTCTTGGTGGCGAGTCCAGGAACGCTCGGGCCGGCAGTGTAGGGCCCAATGTCCGGGCGACCCTTGGCGGTCTCGCGTTCTCTCTTGGCGTTCCAGAGGCCTGCCTGCTTCTTGTGAAACATCAGCTCTTCGACTGCAGAACGTGCATCGTGTCTGTGTCGATTGACCAGCTCCATCAACGGCTCATGAAGCGTGTGGTACTTCTCCATGTTCTTGAACTTGTTGTTGGCAAGCATGAAGCCGCCGATGTCGCCCTTCTTTCGACCAGTGAGGTCTGAGTCACTGGAAATACGAAGAGCATTCTCCAGGCGGTGGAAGTGGTCGCGGCTGTGCTCAGGGAAGTTCAACGGCTGGTCACGCTTCAGCCAATCGCGACGAATCTGCTCCAATCCTTCTGGAGAACGGAAGTCTTTGCCGGTCGCCTTCATCGAGTCCACGAGGTGGGCGTACATCATCTCCTGGAAAGGCACGGGGGTGTTCGGCGACAGCTGGCTGAACAGAACACCGTGCATCACCACCTCTGGGGGCAGTGTGCCATTCTTGAGATGCTGGTGAACCTTGGTCCAGTTCTGCATCGCGTAGTCGTGAAACTTCTCGACGTTTGGGTCCCGCATGATGTTGTGGAACTTCTCAGCTGCCCCCGGGGTCTCAGTGTCGCGGCTGGGAATGTACATCGGGAAGCTACCACGAGGCGTGTGGAGTACCCCGGTGTTCTCGTCGAAGTGAGGCTTGTCGATGCCAGGGTTGGGCTCCACAGGCTTCCCACGAATGGTCAGTCGGCTGTCTGGCTCAACCTGAATCACTGGAGCCTGCTTGGGAGCAGCAGGCTTGGCCTTCTGTGCTGGAGCTTTTGGTGCAGGCTTTGCCTTTTCCTTGATTTTCTTCACCAAATAGCCTTTGATGGCGTCCTTCTGGGCCTTCTTGATGGTGTAGTCGTGGACCAAGTCTGCGAATCGGTCAACGAACTCATCGCTGGCCTCAGGGAGGCGGTGCTTGAGGAACTTGCGAAAAGGAGTCTTGCGGTCCCAATCACGGACAGCGGCCTTCACGCGGTTACGCAGGCCTGCGTCTTCCCGCTGAAGAGCGGCACCGCCAGTGAGGGTCCCTGGTGCGGCGTTGGTGTTGCCGGCCTCAAGGGCCTTGCGGATGTTCTCGCTCTCAGGAACGATGCTGCTGATGTCGACGGAAACGGCACCACTGAGCTTCGAGTACATGGGGTGCTCGTGCTCGTGCTTCTTCGTCTCAAGGGGATCAGACACGAGGCCGGCGACCGCGCTCTTGTTGCAGGGCTTCCAGGTCAGGGCAACCCGCCGGCAGATGGAGGCCTGAAGCAGGTTGTCCTTACGCTTGAGAGTGGTCCCTTCGATCGAGAAGCCGGGACGAACCTCTTCCCCGTTCTTGATGCAGTCTCGGATGATGGCTGCAGCAGCAACGGCACCAGGATGGCCGCTACCATCAAAAAGACGAACGATTCCGTAGATGAGGGGCAACTGGACCTTCTGCCAGTAGGTCAGCTGTCGACTGTCAGTGCAGTCCTCAGGACCGTAAATCTTCTTTGCAAAAATCACCTTGCCGATGATGTCATTGGCGCTGGCACCGGCGGCATCATCGCCTCTGTGCTCGTAGTTGAGGGTGCCGAGGCCGTTCTCCAGGTCAGAGATGTCCGCGCCCTCGATGGACAGAATCTCGCCGCTGCTGTCGATGGCCTCAGAGGCAAACACGCCGTCGATGATCAAACCAGTTGACATTACAAGACCCTCTCTGAATCGCCTGAACGGAAGATTGCTGCTTGACAGCTACCTCTCAGGCGGTGTAGATACCGCTCATGGGCTACGACTTCTCTGACAGCTGGAAGACAAAGAAAGATGTGGTTCGGGACTGCCCACAGGACCTGGTCAACATGGTTCCGCCGGCCCCAGCCAAGTCATTCATGTTCAGCGTCAAGTGGCGTGCGATGCGGGTGGAGGCTCGGCCATGACACCTAAGCTCTACATCCACCTGAAGACCGGCAACGAGTACATCGTCCTCCATCGGGGCATCATCAACGCGACGAATGCCCAGAGCGGGGAGAGAATGGTGCTGTATACCCCGTACACCCACAACCCGCTTCACGAGCCGTGGTATGTGAGGGTGGAGTCGGAATTCGACCAGAAGTTTCAAGAAAAGTCGACTGACGGTGCTTGACACAGTCTGAGGTCTTGGATATATGCAGGTCCATGAACGCGAACAAAGCCACGGAAGCACAGCGTAATCGAGCTGATGAGCGCCGCATCCTGTCAATCGCTGGAGCGCTTCACGATATCGTGAGCGGCAAGAACGTCGGAAGCCTGACGATGGACCAGGTTCGCGAAGCTCTCGCGAAGGCAGAGATCCTCTCCGAGTTGATTCTCTCGAAAGACACCGAAATTCGAGTGATCGACTGAATCAAAGGGCCGGTACTTAGCCGGCCCTTTGAGCTTTGTACTCGTCGTAGCCTGGACTCTTGTACTGCACCTTCCCGCCGGCATCGAACCCGTACCCCGGAATCAGGGTGGTGAGGACGCACCGACAGTGTGGGTGAAGTCCCCCAACCTTGGGGTTTGAGTCGCCCTTCTTGTGGTACGAGCTTCCGACCTCACTCAGCTTCCAGACCCTGGGAGTGACTTGGTCGGGCTGGACATGAAGCCGTGTACATTCGCTACACCGGTGCTGGTCACGGACCGTCACGAAGAATACCGTCGGGTCGTCCACACCGGCCAGGGCGTTCGTCTTGACGATGCCATCCATGATGCTGGTGTTTCGCACCACCGTAGACTCGGTCTCGAAGATTCGCTTCAGGTCTCTGGATGCTTCGCCCATGACCTCGTACAACTTTCCCCCCAGGACCGTCTCAACGCTGGTCTCGACGCCTGTATTGGAGGCCTCCGTTAGGAAGGCCTGAACCGACTGCACCACCTTAGCTTTCGCCCTTTCTTTGGTCGCGTCGATGTAAGCATTGGAAATCTTGAGGAGTGTCTTGAGTACGTCCTGGTCAGGAACAACACCTTCCTCGGCTGCTGCAGCGTCGAAGATCCCCTTCAAGGTCAGCTCAGGCTTGTAGGCGATGTACAGCCTCTTCCCGGTGGGGTGTTTGTCGCCCATGGTGTGGGTGCGAATCTTCTCGAACAACGAGTCGACCGCACCCTCAATGAGCTTGACAGCTGCCGGGCCTAGACGCGGCTTCATTTTGACTTCCTCTTGGTCGCCGGCTTGTGCTTGTCGGCAATACTCACGATTTCCTTGAGCGCTTCCTGGGACTCGTGCTCGAAGGACTGAAGAGCCTTCTTGACGAACATACGCTGTTGAGCCAGGAGCTTGCGCCTACTGGTGGGCATCTGAGCTTCAGACTTCGTGAGAAGGCTCGTGAGCTGGTCCAGGCTTCGAGTCAAATCTTGCGGTGCGTCGTCTGGGGTGGAGGTGTCGTCGCCCCCTTGCTGGGGTTGACCTCCTGCGTCCTGGCCATCCCCACCATTGCCGCCATCATCACTACCCTCACCACCCTCAGGGCCACCAGAACCGCCGCCGTCGCCAGAACCATCCCCACCCCCACCAACTGAAGGAGGAGGCTGCTGGGCCGCCATCTGCGCCTGCTGTTCCATTTGTTGCTGCTGCATGAGGAGCTGCATCTGGGTGAAGTAGTTGGGGTTATTGAGGAAGTCATAGCGTGGATCCTTGGAGGCGCCCTTCATGCCGAAGAAGTGCTCCATGATAGCACCTTGGGGGACGTACTTGTCGAGCACAGCCTGCCACTGGGGGTTGAGGAGGAACTGTCCGCCCCACTCCTTGCCGACTGGCTTCTTCTCGACCTTGTCGAGGACCTCGTCCATGTTCATGTGGACGGCCATGTCCTGCTGGAGGCGAGTGCTCTCCTTCTCTGCCGTCTCGACATCGAGGCCGACGAACTTGAAGCTGCACATCTTGGATAGCTCTTCGTCGATGAGGGGCAGAATCTTCGCGTTCACGAAGTTCTGGAACTGAGCCAGCATCGGACGGATACCAACGTCACGGTGAGCTTCCAATTTGTACTCGTTGTTCGACTCGCTCAGCGCCTGGTTGTTCGTACCACGCGACAGGTGGGCATAGCCTGGCAGCTCTTCAGGGCTCATCTGGAAGCCAGAGAGAATGACCCGAGCATTGGTATCGCTGAGGTACTGAAACTCCATGTCACGGGAGCTGTTGTCGATTGGGTACCAGCCAATGTCATCGTCGGTACCGACCCCAAAAATAGGCATGCGCCAGGCATTACCGACCGAGTTGATGCTGGCCTGGAACTGCTGGCGAATGTGCTTGATGACACCATCGTCTGCGTCATCCGATTTGATGACAATCATGCCACGCGCAGCACGGCCGCTCTGGAAGTAGAGCTTGTTGTGGTTGCCGATATTGATGTGCGTGGTGACGGCCGTGATGATAGTGTCGAGCGGAGTCAGCGGGTAGCCGTCCAGCTCCACGTCAGTCACAGGGTAGAAGTTGTGAAGGAGGCATTCCTCTGCGGTGAATGCCTGGACAGGGCGACCGGCGATGACCTGAACCCAGGAGTACTCGTCATCTTGAAAACGCTCAGGTTCCAGGTCCTTGTTCTTGACCTGCTCCAGAAGCTTACGGGCCTGACGGCGAACAGCGTCGCCAGCCTCCTTCTGAGGCGCAGCCCGATAGATGGTGCCCGCATCAATGGGTCGGAAGGAGTGGAACTTCTTCTTGCCATCAAAGCCCATGGAGTAGATGGCTTCAGTGGCGATCCGCCCGAAGAGGCAGGCGTTGCGAGCTTGCATGTGGAGGAACTGTCCGAAGCTGAGGGCGTCCACATCCTTCCAGCCTCGTGTCTGGCCACAGCTCAGAATCTTCAGCTCAGCAGCGCTGATTTTGTCCTGGAGCTTCTTCTTCTCCTGGTCGCTGAGACCTTCCAGTACTCCTGGCCCAGGTTCAATCTTGTATCCAGTACTGAACCGGTCAGGCTGCGGTCGGCCAAAACTGGCCATCTGGTTCGAACGGGCATTGCAAATTGCAGCCACCAGGTCGTCCTGGATACCGATGCGCTTCAGAACGTCATCGGGCAGGAGGCGTTGCTTGACCTTGTAAAGGCTCTGGTAGGTGTTGTTGAGGCTTGGGTCTGTATCGAACGCAAGACGCTCGATGGTGTCTCCAGGCCCATTGAGGAGGTTCATCACAGACTTGACCAGAGGGCTCATGCCGGCGACGCGCTTGTCCTCGGCCACAATCTGCTCAGGAGTCATCTCGGTACGCCCGAAAGGGTCCGTCAACGCCACGGAGATGGTCTTTTTGCCAGACTTGGAAAGGGGCTGTGGCCTACTGACGACCGCCTCGATGATGTTCTTGGCGATAGGGCTCAGGTCGTCTTCGATGCTATTGCGCTTTCTGGCCATTGTTTACTCCGCGTGAACCACAACGGCATTCAGTGTGACCGAAGACCTGTTGACGATGGAAAGGGACCATGCTGGTCCGCGCTTCAGGAAAATGCCCGGTCGGTCGCTGTTCCCGGCTTCGATTGGCGAGAGCCTCTGGCTGCTGTCTGTAGAGCCGTTGAGTCGGACGGCAGCCTCCTGGTCGACCTCGACGTAGAGGAGTGACTTGGAGTCGGTGTAGAAAATCATACCGGCTGAAGTGGGGACGATGCTGGTCTCCGGTGGCAGAGCAGACGTGCTGATGACCTCGACGTACGTGCTCGTGACAGCGACCACATCGAAAGTCTTGCGGGTCACCAAAGCGAAACCAAGGCTCACGTCTACCTTGTCTCCGACCTGAACCCCAACAGTGCTGAAGGCCTGTAGCTGGCTGTTTGCCGTGACAGGCACTGACTCAGCCGTAGACGACAGGTCTGCTCCAGGAGGACGGGCGAGGCTGAGGGTTCTGCTGTCCAGGACAGCCAGGACCAACCATCGACCGCCGTTCAAGGGAGAGAATGGCCCCGAGGCGTCTCCAGTACTTGCGTCTGGGATGAAGACGGTGTCTCCTGCCACCACACCAGTGAAGTCGGGTCCGACTGGAACACTCATGACGACCGTCCCGTTAGCTTGGGGTGCGACGGTCACAGACACGCCAGACAAAGCCAGAGACCTGTCAGTTCGGAAGCCAGGATTGGTACCGCCAGTCCAGCTGATGCGGTACCGACTGGGGTCAAGAGGCGACAGAGTGACAGAGAAAGCGGTCGTGCCACCGATGGTGGTCGCCCTGGTACCATCGAAGATGAGCTTGGTAGCGCCAGGGTCGATGCTGTGAGACTCAGACTTGGGGTCCCTGACCTGAATACCGCTGGCGTCACGGCTCCAGTCAACGTACCGCAATCTGGGGTTACTGTTGATGGACTTGTCCCCGAAAGCAAGGAGCTTCAGCGTGACATTGAGGAAGGCGTTCATTCTTCACCCCTAAGGTGGTGTTCCACGGTAAGATTGCGGCTAACCGTCGAAGACGAATTTGCCTCGACGAATCGTCTTTCCGGGGACTGCGTCGGGAACCTCACCAGTCAAAGCAGCGATGCGCTCTTTTAGAAATGAAGCCTGCTTGCCTGGGTCGTTCCTGCCAGTGGCCTCAGCGATGGTGTTCTTGATGTCTTCCAGGTCTGGCGACTTGGTGTTCGGAATGTTGATTTTGCCCTTGGGGGCAAAGACGTTCATTACCATGTACCGCATGGCATCCACTTCGTCGTCGTTGTCGTCGTCGGGCTCTTCTGAGATGAAACCGCCCGCATCGGTCATGAAGTGGTACTTCTCGATACGGGTCGCAAGCAGCTCGCAGAGGGGATCGTCCTTCAGAAGGAAGAGCTGGGGAGAGCCGGCGGCCGGCATGAGCTTCATTCGGACGACTTCGATGCCAGCCTTGACTGAGCCGGGGTACTTGGACCATTCGCGCATGTTGAAGCCTTTGCGCTTGAAGGTCTTGATGTCGGCAGGCGACTCTGGGTCGCCGTAGATGGTCGGGTTGTAGGCTCTAAGAGGCTCGCAGACAGCCACCTTCTCATCCAGCTCCAGGTTGGGCATGGCGATGACCGTGAAGATGAACATGAACTGCCCAAACACAGCAGAGACAGTCACTGCGAAGTTGTGAGTGAAGCCGAAGTCCATGCCAGCGTAGAACCGGGCACCCTTGTCGACCATCAGCTGCAGTAGCTGCGACTTGGTCATGTTGGGGTCCTGCTTCTCCCCGGTAATCATCTCCGCCATCTGAGACGCGGTCTTCATGTGAATCTCGCGTTCGAACTTGGGATAGATGAGGCCGCTGGCGTCCGGTTTTCGGCAAAGAAGCTGTGTCTGGACTGCAGCAGCACTGCTCTGCTTGAAGGCGTTGATGATGGAAGGGATGGGCTTGAGCATAGGGCTCTCGCTCTTCTGGTGCGTAGCGAGGCGACCCTTGCAGGCAGGAAAGAGCGGGCACTTCTGACAGCCGGCGAAGCCCTCTCGTGGGTAGTACTTCTTCTGGTTCTGTTCATCGAGCAGCTTGTAGTCTTCCTCCGTGATATGACGGAGGTTGCTGTCGTTGATGTAGTAGGTTCTCTTGGGCTTCTCAGGCTCATGCCGAGAAGGCTCGCACGCCTTCGTGATGTCGATGACATTCCAGTGCCGGACATGCAGCCCTGTCTCGCTGCTGTTCTGAATCTCGGTCTGCACCAGGCCGTAGCTGAACTTCCGGGTCGATGTGAGCAGAGTGATTGGCATCATCCCGTCACGCGGGTCGGGGATGTGCTTGGCTTCTTCGTAGGCCCTGATGTGCTGTTTGGGCACGACGTCTACCTCGTCAACGCACAGAAATTCGGTGTGAGCCGAGTTGGCACCCTGCATGGTACAGAGGACGATTTGAATGTAGTTGTACTTGCGCTGGTAGGTGTTCTTGGTCTCAGAAGGAAGGTCGAGCCACTCCTTCTCGGTCAGGCTGCGGCCTGTTTCAGGGTTGTAGTACCGGCAGATTTCAATCTTCTTGACGTTCTGTCCAATACGGAAGTCTCGAATGTACGGACTTGCGAAGAAGTCCCGAACGTACTCCTGGCTCTTCTTGGACTGGTCGAAGATGGCCGCCATGTGGGCGACGTTTCGATTCAGGTGCAGGACCTGCAGGACCTCCAGAACAGAAGCGCCGAGGGTCTTGAATCCTCCTCGATTGGCGTAGGCCATGACACGGCTGAAGTTTTCGTCGTCATTCAGCCGCGCTTTGTTGTAGACCTCCCAAATCATGTCCATGGGTGAGCTGTTCGATTCATCACTGACGATACAGTCAGGGAAGAACAGCTTGGGACCCAAGAAGACACGAATCCACCGAGCCAGAGCGTCTTTCGACTCGCAGGGAGTGAAAAGCAGCTGGCGGATTTCGTCCTCCTGGCTGGGGACGAAGTCTGACATTACGCCGCCTCGGCCCTCAAGACCCTCAGTGTGTTGGGGTCAGAGACAGCCCAACCAAGGGGCTCGTACTCCTGCGCGTACCGGAGTCGGACGTCCTCGACCACCTCCTGGATGGTCTTGCGCTTCTTTGAGGGCCAGCCGTAGTCCATGTAGGACCAGCCGCCGTTATGCATGATGAGACAGACGTTGTGTCCACCGAGGCCATTCCGATTGCCCTCCCACTCCAGGCCGCCCGTCTTGTACCACATGACGGTGAGGAGGCAGGCCGAAACGATACCCAGGTCGGCGCTCCATGCTGAATCTCTGGCTGTCTCATTTCGAATGACTGCCGCTTCATAGACCCCGAACTCGTCACAGTCTCCAATCAGACGGCGGGGCTCGTTGTCGGCACGCCACTGAACCGCCTCGGGGCTGGAGATGGCATCGGCAAGCTCACGCCAAGTATCAGCTCGCCACTTGAGGGTCTTGACGTAGTCGACCAGGTCCTGCATGTCCGGGAAGCGCTTGAGGGGCGCCCTTTTGTTCCGCTCCCAGAGCCACTGATAGCTCTTGTACCAGAGGCGAGCCACGCCCGACCGCAAGAGAAACAGCGCCACCAGCATCACTGCCTTCAATAGAAAAGACCTCATTTCTTCCCCTTGAGGCCTTCGTCGAGTCTCTTCAGAAGAGAATCAGCCTCGGTTGTTGTCATTGGACGGTCTGCCCTGACGGTGATAGGCGAAGACGCCTCCTCGACCACGTGTCGATGAAGGACGTCGCCTGTGACCTTCTTGGTCGTGCTGCTTTCCTGGCCAGTGAGCTTGAGAATCAGCTCAATCAGCTCCTTGTACTGCTTGAGGGACATATGCTGCCACTCACCGAGCTGAGAAGCATCTCCGGTCTGGAGGTACCGTTGGAACTTCTCTCCCGCCTGCTTCTCGAAGGCAGCCAATGCATCCGCCACGAAGCGAATGGACCCAAGCTGCTTCTGCTGAGCCACCTGTCTGATGTTGGCCATCAGGTGCTCAAGATGGGCGTCACGGGCAGAGTCCCAGTCGTTGTCGATTCTGGCACGGACGATGATGCCAAGACCGAAAGCTGGGTTCAGCTTCGCAATCTCCTCACAGGTGTGACCGTTCAAGTACAGGGCGAAGAAGTTAGCTACAGTGCTAACGGCGAGAGGTGGCTTTCCGGCCTCGACGTACTTTTCGTACGCCTCCCTCTCCTTCGGTGTCAGGTCCTTGACGAGGGCCAGAGCTGTTGGTGTCAAACTGGAACTCCTTACGTCTGGTGCCGGAATAGACGACCTTCTTGCCGGCTCTCACGATAGTGTACCAGGTATCGCCCAAAAGGGCCCAAACACCACTTTCAATCCGAGTCAAGGCCGTCAGGTCCTTGATTGTCTTCCCTGGCTTCATCGTCAGGTGAAAAACTACCTTGTGTTCATCAAGATTGACGGCCACTCGATGAGACTTCGTTCCAGGGACCATCACAGCAGGCCAGAGATTGAGTGTCTTGAGTTGGTTCTCGGACACCTGACCGGTCCACTCGGTGAGCATTCGCATGGCAGCAAGGTGGTCGATTGCCTGGACCTTTTCGTCGTTCATGACGCAAGCCTCTGATTGACCATGGTACGGAGCAGCTCCTTGTCGGTGCCGTATTTTGGCGCATACGACTCCGTAAACACTTGAATTGCCTTGTGAATTCCCATGGATTCACTGACGTGCTTGGTTGTCGTTTGCGTCTTGAATGTCCTCACCCTGCAGCCGGCCCAGCGTGCCTTACGCGCCTTGATGAACTCCTCGGAACCAATGACATCGACGATGTACTTCCACCTTGGGTTGATTTCCAGCTCCAGGGGAGCCTCTTCCCTATCTTCGACCCGAACCAGCTTCTGGCACCACTGGCTGGTATCGAAGGTCTTGCCGCCAACCATGAGCTGGCCGTCTTCCGTCTGAATGAGAAAGAGGGCCCTCTCGACACCTACATCAGACAAGCTCCTCCAGCGAGGAGCCCCGATGTAGGTCACATTGGCGAACCTCTGGGGAGTGTGAATGTGGCCACTGATGAACTGGCGATCCTCAAAGCCGACCAGGCTGATGCCGTCGCTGGCGAAGAATCCATTCTCGTACTTGCTGCCATCGAAGGTCTGGTGGCAGAAGACGGTCTTTGAGTTCGGAGAACTGGCCAGGTCGCTCAAGAACTCCTGGGCGCCGTGTCGGTATGGAATCAAGAGACAGTCGTCGACTCGGGTGAGCTGGTCAACGAGCCGCACCCCGGTCCCTTCACACGAGAGAAGGGCGTTTGCCTTGGAGCTGGCATCACCAGGCATGTCATGATTACCCGCCAGAGCGTAGACGCTAGCTCCAAGAGCTGCTAGCTCCTTGAAGGCCTGGCGCCAGAAGGCCATCACCTCGACGTGGATGATGGCGTGGTTGTGGAACTGGTCGCCCATGAACACGACGTTGTCGGGCTTCTCTGCGCGGATAGTGTCCTTGATGCCCGCAATGAGAGCCCTCATGTCGTCCAGCTCGTCGACCACCGCATGGGGGTCACCAATCAGCAGCCACTTCTTCATCGGTCCCCGAAGTAGTCAGGAGGGTGGTTGTCCAGACGGTCCTGCTCCGACCGCGAGAGAATCTGGTCGTATCCGCCACGACCGTCGTTGATCCACACGTACCAGTAGCCATCGCTCCTCTTGAAGGGTTGGCTGTCGTTCGAGGTGCGCGGCGATGAATCTTCCTTGCCCGACTTGTTCGGCTTGCGCTTGCGTTGCCACTTACCCATTCTTCACCACCATGATGGCGGTTTCAGGGACCAGGATGAATTCCTGGCCATCCACCGTAAAGACTTCCTTGACCCAGTTCTGCACGACCTGGTCACCACGAACAAAGACCCGCTGGCCGGGGAAGAATCCTGTGTCGCTGGCAAGGACGACGGTCAGCTCCTGCAGGTTCACCTTCTTGTCAATCATCGCGATGCCACCCTTGATGACCTTCTCGATGTTCTGCTTCGGGAATGGAGTGCAAGCGACCACTTTGTTCATGGTCCTCACCGGAGGCATGATAGGAATCGTCGGGGTCATGTACAGCGGCGGGGTGTGAAGATTGACAGTCTTGACAGTCCCGGAGTAGAGACTGACCTTGCCGGTCGTTCCTTCGTTCTCTTTCATTGCGGTACTCCTCTCATGCGTAGCAGCTTCTTTTCGATGAGGTCCAGCTCTTGCATCTTCGAGCGCATCACAAGGATAGCGTCTTCGTCTTCGGCCTGCAAGTCTGGCCTGGATTCTGCAGCAGCCTCGTAGCGCTCCAGAAGAGTGTCACCCTCGCCGTCAGGCATGGTCAGGTCGCCGCTCACACAAGAGCTTGCAGCCAGAAGCTCAGCAATCTCTTCAGGGTTGGTCCTGTGGGCAGGTTCCACATCCTCATTGACAGACTCTGCCATCTTGACGTAGTCGATGGTGTCGCCCATCTTGCGGCGAGCCTTGTTGGCTCGGTAAATCTTCCTTTTGTCAATGGGATAGAAGTGAATGAGCGTCTCGGAATACTGCTCGATGCGATCGCCAATCATCCGGCCGATGGCCACTGCCCGGAAGGTCCGGTAGGCCTCCAGCTCTTCCTCCTCGGTCATCTCAGATGTGTCAGGCGGCACGAACTTGTCGATGGCCACCAAGAGACCGCCGCAGTGAATCTGCACCAGGTCCATGTAGGAGAGATGGGACTTGGGCGTGTTGGACCAGAAGATGCGAGCCTGGCTGATAGCCAAGGGCATGTTCATCTCCATGATTTCCATGCGGATTTTGTAGATTTCCTCGGCCAACTGCACAATCTTCCCGCCAATCCTGTTAGCTCGCCAGTTCCTGGCGTTCAGTACGAACAGAATGAAAGTGTAGTTGAAGTGGAACCTGTAAAGGCCCTTGTCGCTTCGCTTCTTCAGCGCCTTGCTGATAGCGTCTGCAAACACAGCCTGGCGCTCTCGGAAGTATGGTCTTGCCGCCAGGATGTTCCTCTTCTGGTCGAGAATCATCGTCACGAACTCTCGATAGACACTAGGTCCCCAGGGGTGCTTGATGAGGGCCTTCCGGAACTTGTCCTCTAGAGACAGCAAGAGCTTCATCTGCCGGCGCTGCCGGACCAGGAGAGTCTCCTCTGGGATAGCGTCGGCTTCGTAGCGCTTGAGGACGGCCTCAAGGTTGCCGGCGAACAGGCGGAAGTGTGTTTCGTCCTCAAAGAATGCCATGCAGTAATTCTAGCACGATGTCAAGTGCCACTTTGAGGAGCTAGCGTCGTTGCTTGCAAAAAGACACGAACTTTACGTCTTTTTGTGTCTAGAGCCTCGCAGTATTGGTGGCGTTCTGGATTGCAGCCTGAAGGTCGGAAGCCACGACGTAAACCATGCGACCGCCGTCGATGCTCAGTCCGACCAACTCCCGCTGGTTCCAGTGGCTCTCAACCAGCATGGGGCCTTCTCGGTTGTCGGTGTTCTCTTCGTACGTCTTCACTTCACTCTTGACTTTGATCACTGGACACCTCCAAAGGAACCTGAATGACAGGCTCAAAGCCACCTGACACTTCAAACTGACCGAGGACTTCCAGGGTCATCCTTGCCAGGCCGCCAGCTTCGACTTCAACTTTCACCTTTCTCACAAAGGGAATCTTCTTGCCATCCACGAACAGCTGAGCGTTGCCGCCAGTCATCAGACCGACAGCGCCTTCACGCATTCGCAGCTCGTACTTCGGGTACTCGTCGCTCACTCTGAACCCCAGTCGACAATTTGAACAGGCCCATAGATGTCGTCGAAAATCATCTTGCGGGCTTTGGCGTGCTTGGTCAGGATAGGGACATTCGCCACATCAAAGTCTACCACGCTGCAAGCGGTCTTCCCCGGAACCTTGCGAGTGCAACGGCCAACGCCCTGCTTGACTTCAATCTCCGACTTCCCACCCTTCAAGTAGACCATGGTCTTCACTGACCTGATATCGGTTCCAGTGCTGATGCAGCTGGTCCCAACCAGGATGGGGAACTCTCCGGCGTTGAACTGGTCGACGAGCTTGTTGGGGTCTGACTCCCAGTACTCCCGAGGCACAGATTCGCGGTTGCCCTTGGTCTTGACGACAGGATATCCGTCTCGACCCAGAATCAGGTTTCCAAGGTCGTCGGTCTTGTAGGTCGTTGCGGTGAGTGGTCCATGGGCGAATCCTACCTTGTGATTCAGAAGAGGCAGCAGGCGAGTGAACTGCTCCACCTCGTCAATCAGAACCAACACCTGGTGTCCGAGCTGCTGTACTGACTGGTTGATGACCTCAGCCGCCTGGCGAAGCACCAGGGGGTTCTTGTAGAGGTGAACGCGGGTCATCTCGTTGGCGTCATCAGACTGGAAGTTGCTCTCCGACCTAGTTCGAATCATCCGGAAGACAGGCTTGCTGAGAAAGCCTCCATCCACACCTTCACGCACCGTCATCGAGTAGACCGTTGGCCCAGTGATTGCATCAAGGAGCTTGTCCAGGCCATCGTTCCTCATCTGGGTAGCTGAGAAGAAGAATCGATACGGAGCATTGGCCAAGAGGCCGGAGCAGACCTTGCTGAGGGTTGAGGCTGGACACTGATGGCTTTCGTCAGCCAGGAACACTTCAGTCTGGCTCAAGGCTTCCCAGGCCGGCGTCCCGGGTTCTACCCGAGTCAGACTCTGGGCATTGCCGATGACCACCAGCTTCTTGAAGTCTTTCTTGCCGTCATAGTAGGCCCCAACATACTTCTTGCCAAGATGCTTGACGAAGTCCTGATACAGCTGGTCTGCGATTGAGGTACTTGGTGCCATGATGACCGTCTTGAGACCCAGCTCACGGCAGATGTTCAGCAGGATGAAGCTCTTCCCAAGTCCCGTCCCCATCTCAACACGGGCATGCAGGCGGCCTAGCAAGGCCGCCTTTGCGTTTTCTTGGTAGGGGTAAGGGGTTTTGTTGGGTACCTCAGCCCAAGGCAACAGGCGAGGCTCTGGGTGCTTCACCAGGACTTCAGCGGTGAGCCCGTACTTGTTCTCCAGGTAGCTCCTCATCCCAGAAAGGACCCAGTACCTGCCATCGGGGTCCTGGTTGAGGAGACAAACCTTCTCCTGAGCCTGAAGTTCAGCCAGCTTCTTCTGGTAGGCATCCTCCCCGTGCTTGTGTCGGAACCAGTCAGCCTGCTTGTGCTTCTTCAACTCGTACTGGACCTTCTTGTCACGGTAGGTGAGGTTTTCTTTCACCTCATTGAGTCGAATTCCGTGGAGGTCATCGATGTGAAGCTTGAGGGGTGTCGTCAGAGTGAGCTTCAACGGAAAATCCTGGCCTTGACCATCAGGAGACGTTGGTCTGTCGTTCCAAAAATCGGCACAACCTTCTGATTCAACTCGTCATCTTCGTGGATGAGTCGCGTGATGAGGTTGTCAATGTCCTTGCTCTGGCTCTCGTCGTGAATTCTGTTTGGGTCTGGCTGGTCATTCCAGCCTCGGTGGAATGGATGAGCGTAGAAGCTTGCAGTGGTGATTGCCTTGCTCCTCCGGTACATGTCGAGGACATCTCCACGTTTACGGCATTGAGGACTCATGTAAAGTACCGCATTTACAGGTGAGCTGTCACTGATGATGAAGACCTTCGGTCCACAGGCCTTCACCAGAAGCTCATCCAGCTCCAGTTGGATTCTCATGATTTCGACCTGGTCGTCATCTGTCAGAACGAGCTTGTCGTCAGGACCAAAGCCCCACAGAACACGTTGCTTGGCGATGTACAGACGGGCCTGTTCCACAGAGAACTCAGAGACAAGACCAACTTCCTTAAGAGAAGCAAAGGCCATGGCTGCCGTGGTAGTCTTGCCTGACTGAGGTGAACCGATGAAGTTGAAGAGCACGCAAGAAGTTTACCACGGCCTGACTTCCGGGGTCCAGGACCGGGCGCGAAGCGAAAATTTTCCATCGATCGATTCCCGGCCGCATAAGAAATGCTTACTTCAAATCTCTGAAGTGCAAATTCAACTCATGTATTCACTACATATCTAAACATGTAATGAAGCGCTCTCGCGTAGCGACCGTGAACGGCATTTGACAGCCACGCACCCAAAAAAGCCGGTGTCAAATGCCATTCTGGACTGCTTCGTGAACGGCATTTGACACCCTAGCGACCGTGAACGGCATTTAGGACAGGGGGCCACTCAACCTGCTTATGGGTCTTCAGTTATTTTAGGTACTTACAAAAAGGTGTAGCTGTCAAATGCCGTTCACGGTCGCTAGGCCAAAGTGGCATTTGACGGCCACTCTCACTTGAGACTAGAATCCCTCATGAGCAGCAGCAACGTCATCTACGGTCTCGTGGATCCAAAAACAAAGCAACTTCGATACGTAGGAGCTAGCCAGGGTGACCCTTCCGCTAGAATCCAACAGCATCTATGTCCCAGTGTTTTGAGACAAAAAAACGACAAAAGCCGCTGGCTCAATCAGCTGAACACTGAAGGTCTGCGGCCAGAGTGGATTGTCATTCAGACGCTCCAAGACCCTGAAATCTTGAGCCAAGCAGAGAGGTTCTGGACTACATACTTCAGAACCATGGGCTGCCCTTTGACGAACTCATACGCGAGTGGCCCGGCTTTTTCGGTTCGCCATCGACAGAACCTGGCGATTGCACGGCTCACCAGAAGCGCTGGCCATCGCCAGGTTCTGCTGCAACTCTTGGCCTCAGACGCACATGCCACCGATCTTGATTTGGGGCAACGAATGGGCCTGAAACCGAGGATGGTTCGGAAGCACCTTAAAGAACTCCGCGACAGTGGTATGATTACTGCAAGTGTCAAGCGCCATCTCGTCAACGGCCAGAAGTGGATGAACCACAGAACCATCGTTGTGACTTCTGAAGGACTCAAAAGAATCAAGGGGTGTTGATATGCAATACGCAAAGGTGAAGTCGGTCAGCAAGGAGATTCTCAGCAGGGGGCCAACGCTCCAGAAGCTGATTCTCCAGACGATGAAGACCTGTTCTGATGTCGTGGGGTCCACTCTGGGTCCTGGCGGCATGTCGGTCGTCATTGAGCGCCAGGAAGAGCGCCTGCCTCCGATGATTACCAAGGACGGTGTAACGGTCTTCAAGAACTTGGGATTCGACAACGCCTCTCAGCAGGTCATCATGGAAGCTGCCAGAGACGCTTCCGTTCGCACTGCAGCTGAAGCTGGCGACGGAACCACCACTGCGACCATCCTCGCAGAAGCTCTGGTCCGGCATACCATGGAGTTCTGCGAGGCCAATCCCAAGGTCTCCCCTCAGCGGGTTGTTCGCACCCTAGAGAAGGGTTTCAAGTCTGTCGTCGAGCCTTGGATTCGCAAGAACGTCTACAAGGCCGACCTGGGGACTGAAGGTGGTCGCTATCGTCTCCGGTCTGTCGCCAAGGTCTCGGCAAACGGTGATACCCAGCTGGCCGATGCCGTGCTGGAGTGCTTCGACCTCTGTGGTGACGAGGGCAACGTGACTCTTATCGAGGCGTCGGGTCCGAGCGGGTACGAGGTGGAGCACCTTGAGGGGTACCCTATCTCGGCCGGCTACGAGGAAAGCTGTGGGAAGTTCTACCAGGCCTTCATCAATGACCCGGGTCGTCAGATTTGCGCCCTGAACAAGCCCCAGTACGTGCTCTACCATGGACGTCTCGCGGACATCTACACCGCCCTGACCCTCTTCGAGAAGATCGGCGAAGCATCTGCCCAGGGCCTTTGTAGCCACAATGCCGTCTTCGTGGCAACTGGCTTCTCCGAGACGGTGCTGGCCCACCTGGCGACCAACTTCCAGGACCCACGCACCCCCAACATCTACCCCCTCGTGGCACCCATGAGCCCTATGTCGACTGGCCAGTACGACTTTCTGGCGGACTTGGCTGGCATCACGGGAGGTCACATCTTCGACCCCCTCAACGCTCCGCTGGAGAATGCTGAGCTGTCTCAGCTGGGGACCAGTGACACATTCGAGGCTGCACGGTTCCGTTCCACTGTCCTGGGTTTCCGTGACGAGCTGTTGATTCTGGAGCGTGTCGACCAGCTGAAGCAGCTCCTGGCCAGTGGGTCCCTTTCGATGCAGGGCACCAGCATCGTCCAGGAGCGTCTGGGCAAAATCACCGGCGGAATCGCTAAGCTGAAAATCATCGGAGCTTCTGCTGGTGAGCTTCGTGAGAAGCGCGACCGTGCCGAAGACGCCATCTGCGCTGTCCGTGGCGCCCTGAAGCATGGCACCCTCCCCGCCGGTGGCTGGGCTCTCCTCAAGCTTCGCGAGCACATCGACTACTTGGAACAGGGTGACCACGGCCTTTCGGCTTCGGAGGTGGAAATTCTTCAGCGGGTTCTTGGGACCTCCTTGAAGGTGCCTGTTGATCGCCTTTTCACGAACGCCGGCTACACTGAGCAAGAGCGCGACGACGCCATCGTTGCAATCCTCGCTCCATCCGAGCCCTACTCCCCGGTCGGTCAGGACGATGTCCTCGTCTTCGACCTGCTTGAGGGCAAGCTCGTCGACTGCTTTGCTGGAGGCCTGCTCGACAGCACCCCAGCCGTCCTTGAGGCCATCAGGAATTCCATCAGCATCGCTTCCCTTCTGGGCACCTGTGGTGGTACAGTAGTCTTCAAGAGAGACCTGAGCCTTGAACGACAAGACGCCCGAGACAACAACGAATTCCTCCGAAACGCCAACGTCAACGAAGCCGACGAACGCCCCTGAAGTCGGCTACACCGCTTGCTGGAAGCTCGTCTCATCGGGACGTTGCAGGAAGCCAGCAGGCCACGATGGCGACCATGCAGGCGTACACTTCCACGGAGACAGGCACCACACGTGGAAGCTGGATTGGCCAGGTAACTACTGCACCACCTGTGGATACGGCGACCCGTTGGAGTCTGACAACGCTCTCGTCGATTGTCTGAAGTGCAAAGGCACGGGGTTCATCGATTGCGGTCACATAGGTGTTGAGGGATGCTGGGAGTGCCACGGTACGGGCTGCTCTCTGAATCCGAATCTGGAATATCAAGCTTGTCCCGGTAAGCCATTTGTAATCTTCCTTGACTTCGATGGAGTACTTCATCCTGTCGGTGAAAACGGTGAGGGCCTTTTCCAGCACGCCAAGAAGCTTCGAGAGGTACTCCTGAAGTACCCCTGCACCTACGTCGTCATCCACAGTAGCTGGCGGATGACGAGCATGTACACTGAAGAGGACCTATGGGGCTATCTGGACATGGAAGATGATCTCCGGTCTCGATATCTAGGCACCACCCCCATCTCGGAGCCATCCCGATGGGAGTCCATCAAGGCCTGGATGAAAGAGCGACCCTATACGGGAGAGTACGCCATTCTTGACGACATGTTCAGTAGCTTCGACCATGAAGCTCGGTGGAAGCTTATCTGCCCAGCGTACGACGTCGGCATGCAGCCAGGCGACTGGGAAGAGCTGGAACGGAGGATTGATGCCCATCTACAATCTTGAGTGCGCCAGCTGCGGTCACAAGTTCAGGAAGTTCTTAGTCATGCCGCCGGAGAACCGTGTCTGCCCGGAATGCTCTGAGCCAGCTGTTGTTTGGCAAGGTCAAGGGCCGACCCAGCGCATCGTAGAGGTGCGCGACAACGGACTCATGCCAAAGAAGGTCGAGCAGCTCGCCAACATCAGCGAGATGGTCCAGGAACGCTCCACCAAGAAGTCTGACGGAGAGGTGGTCTGATGGTCCGCTTGCAGTGGCTGAAGCTCCGTGCCTTCCGGAGCTTCGCTGAAGAGGCCAAGGTAGAGTTCCCTCCCAATGGGCTTCTTCTCATTCGTGGGAAGAATCTATCCAACCAAGACCCCAGCGGAACAGGTAAGTCGACTGTCATGTTGGCCGTGGCGTACGCCCTGGACATCTGCCCTTTTCCGGCGACCGAGCTTCAGAGTTGGCTGACGGAAGAGCCCATGCAGGTCCAGTTGGGTCTGGAGACCTCCGAGGGGCCCGTTGTCATTAGTCGTGGCAAGAAGAGCAGCCTGAAGGTCGGTGAAAAGACCGTGACCAGCGCTAAAGCCATCGCTGAAGAGCTTCGGCGTATCTTTGGTCTGGACTCGGAGACTCTCCGGGCAATCACGTATCGCGCCCAGAATACCCAGGGCTTGTTTTTGAGTCTTGGCGACAGCGAGAAAAAGGAGTTTCTCACCCGGCTGCTGGGGCTGACGAACATTGAGACGGCCGTCGACCAGGCTGAGGATCGAATCAAGAGCCTCAAGCCGGCGCTTGAGAGCGCAGAGGCGGTTGTCGCCTCCAGCCTCCAGGAACTACAAACCCTTCAGGCGCAGGAGTTCCCTCAACTGGAAGATACCTCCGGTCTCAAGGCCGAGTTCCAGGAGCTGTGGAAGAAGAAGACCGAGTTGACCCAACGTGCCTCCGAGATTGAGAGCCAGGCGACCGGCAAAAAGATGGAGGTCAAGGACCACCCAGAACTCATCAAGCTGAACGGCTACATCAACGCAGCCAAGGCTCAGTACGAGGTAGCCCTGGAAGCTCAGCAGGTTCGAGAGAGGGAGTTCCGCTCCAACCAGGAGGTCCTTCGAAAGAAGCTGACCGACATCGCTCAAAGAGACACGATGATTCTCAACTACCGAAAGGAGATTGAGGGGTATCGAAATCACATTGTCAAGCTCACGGCTGGACATTGCCCCACCTGCAATCAGGCCTGGAGCGACGCCCAGGCTAAAGCGAAGGCTGTAGAGGCGCAGGTCGAGAACCTAGAGGCAACTGTCAGCTCTTTGTCTCGACAGCAGAGTGACCGGCAACGTCTTGAGGCTGAGCTTCGGGTGAACTTCAGCTCTGACCCAAACGTCGAGAAGCTTCGCGGCCTGAAGACACAGCTGGAGATGCAGCTGCAGGAGAAGACTCAAGCACTCGTGTTCTCGTCCACCCAGGAGCTACAGGCGGCTCTCAGTGCTGTCAGGTCGGAACTTGAGTCAGTCCAAGTCCGGCTGGGGAGCGTCAATCAGCAAATCATGATGGTCGAGCAGATGAACGCGAAGCTCCTCCAGGCTCGGCGCTTTGCTGAGAGCAACATCTCCGCTGTGAAGACCAAGCTCGAAGCGGCACAGCTCAAGGTGAAGGAGCACAGCCTCGCCGTCAACGCTGAGCGTGACTTCGTGTCCATGATGGGTCGTGAAGGCTTCCTTGGTGTCATTTTTGATGACATCCTGAAGGAGATTGAGGCGGAGGCGAATGAGCGGTTGGCCCGACTCGCCAACGTCTCTCACGTGACCATCAACTTCAAGTCTGAGGTGACCACTGGTAAGGGTACCGTCAAGCGAAGCATCACCCCAGTGGTATCAGTCAACGGCCAGGAGGCCAAGCTCGATTCAGGCCTCAGCGGAGGCATGTACACCAGCGTGGAAGGTCAGGTCGACCTTGCTGTGATGGCGGTGGTTCAGCGTCGGACCGGCGCACTTCCTGGGTTCCTATTCTTGGACGAGAGCTTCAATGGCCAGGGCAACGTCACCAAGGAGGCGACCATGGAGGTCTTGCGTGAGTACGCCCAGGAGAAGCTCGTGGTGGTAATCGACCACAACTCCGAATTCAAGGAATTATTTTCTACTTTCATAGACGTAATCTATGAAAATGGGAGATCATCCATAAAATGAAAACTTGCAACTGTTGTAAGAAGGAAAAGGCGGCCAACGAGTTCCACAAGAACAAAAGAGAGTCTGACGGCCTATCGAACAGGTGTACCGCATGCCAGAAAGCTGCGGCTGCAGACTACTACCGAAGAAACAAAGACCTTGTTGCGGCGAAGTCGAAGTCGTACTACAAGGCCAATTCAGAAAAGATCAAAGAGCGAACCAGCTTCTACTGGACTGAACGAAACACCGGTGTTGGAAGGGAAGAGTACATGGCAAAAGCAGAGGCACAGGGGTTCAAGTGCGCCATCTGCTTTACCGTAGACCCCAAGCGCAGACTGGCAGCAGATCATGACCACAAGACGGGCAAAGCCCGAGGTCTTCTTTGTAGGGACTGTAACCAGGTCCTAGGGAAGTTCAACGACGATCCAGACAGGTTCGTTCGTGCAGCCAACTACATCAAGCAGTACTCGGAGATTGCATGAACGTCAAGCACCCCAAGAAGATCTGGAAGATTCGTCATGGTGACAACGGGTTCTACCTGGTAGACCTCTCAGGCGAGACGGTAGAGGCAAGCCCCTCTCTCCGGCCGCTTGTTGCCATCGCCTGGAATCGTGGAGCAGACGAGGTGGTTCACGACTACGATTGCTCAAAATACGGCATTTGACGCAAATCTCACATCTGGTAGAATCGAGCATCCAACAAAGGAGAAGCACAATGGGACGCGGAGCAAAGAAGAAGGGCAAGTTCGATGACCTCGACTTGGAGTTCAAGAGCAACATCGAGAACATGACCGAGGAGGAAATCAAGCGGCGGATCTCCGAGGTGGCAATCGCTGAGCACGAGAACCGAGAGGCCAAGAGCAAGGACCAGGACCTGGCCGACAAGGTGGCGGCGGTGAAGTTCGCCTCTGAGCAGTACCGAGAGGCAACCAAGATGAACAAGCTGCGTATCGCCTACGCTCACTTCATCCTCGAAGCTCGCGGAAAGGTCTGATGTCTGCTGATGAAGAGGTGATGCCTCTCATCACGCCTACCAAGGCAACACTGGACCGGTACGGCCTAAGCTACGAAGAGTGGCGTCGTATGGCCGACGAACAGAAAGAGGCGTGCTTCGTGTGCGAGCAAAGGCCCAAGAAGGGCCGGCTCTGTATCGACCATGAGCATGTCAAGAACTGGAAGAAAATGCCACCTGAGTATCGCAAGCTCTTCGTACGGGGCTTGCTTTGCTTTCGTTGCAACACAACCTTTGTAGGCCGTGGAGTCACCATCGAGAGGTCCGAACAGGTTGTTCGCTACCTCAAGCTCTACGCCGCTCGTCGGATTGACCCGACGACCGTACAACCGCTCAAGAAGAGCAAGGGAAAGAAGAAATGAAGGAGTGGTCAAACTTGGCACGTGTTGTCTTCAAGAGGACCTACGCCCGGAAGGATTCGGGTTCCCTGGAAACCTTCCCCCAGACCGTTGAACGGGTCATTGAAGGGAATGTCCGTGGTCATAACGTCGATGAGAAGGAGATTCAGAGGCTCCGGCACTACCTGAGTGAGCGTAAGGCCGGCCCGGCTGGTCGGGGCTGGTGGTTCAGTGGGGCACCGGCACACGCCATTCTTGGCGGTGTGGCGCTCAATAACTGCTGGTTCGTCACCGGCGATGACTGGATGAACTTCATCGTCGCCCAGGACCTTCTCATGCTCGGTGGTGGAGTGGGGATGTCCGTTGAACACCGCTACGTCTCGAAGCTGCCCAAGATTCGCAAGGGCGTCCACATCAAGCACAAGGCAACGAAGGACGCCGCCTTCATCGTTCCTGACAGCCGAGAGGGCTGGTGTGAGCTGATTCGACGCGTCCTGGAGTCGTACTTCGTCACCGGGAAGAGCTTCGAGTACTCGACCGTCTGTGTTCGTGGTGCCGGTGCCCCTATCAGCGGATTCGGCGGTACCGCCAGTGGACCCTTTCCGCTGATTGCGCTGGTCGACAAGCTTTGCGCTTTGATGGCTGCTCGTGAAGGCCGACAGCTGCGACCCATCGATGCAATGGACGTACTGTGTAGCATTGGTGAGATGGTCGTGGCTGGCAATGTCCGGCGGTCTGCCATCATCATCCTCGGCGACGCCTTCGACAAGGAGTACCTGAAGGCTAAGCGCTGGGACCTGGGTCCAGTGCCCACTCAGCGTGCTATGGCCAACCTGTCTGTGGTCTGTGACGACACCGAGGACCTGCACCCGTTGTTCTGGAAGACCTATGAGCAGGGTGAGCCTTTTGGAATCGTGAACCGCACGAACATCCAGAAGTACGGCCGGATGGGCGAGCTGAAGCGAGACACCGCCATTGGCGTCAATCCCTGCGCAGAAGCCACCCTGGAGGACGGTGAGCCCTGTAACCTGCAGGAAATCGCTCTCCCCAACCTCGACAACGAGGTTGAGTTTTACGAGGCCTGTGAACTCATGACCCGATGGGGTCAGCGGGTGACGATGGAGAAGTATCACATCGAGAAGTGCGATGAAGTCATCAAGCGTAACCGTCGCGTCGGAACTGGCATCACCGGCTGCCTCCAGAGCCCGCTGTTCAATCCTGAGACACTGGACCGAGCCTACGACCG